AGGATTTAAAAAATCCTTAGGTCTTGGTTATGCGGATAGCGCCCAAAAACTGCGTTTTCGGGCTGTATTGCATCCCTAACTCCATAGGTGTTAAAACACCTATAGTCGTTTAAGGGATACTATTGCAAAAGGCATAAATAAGAATTGCTTACCTCTATCAAGTGATAAAGATGGTAAAATCAAGCCATCACCACTACGCAAAGTTGAAAGTGCTGCAGACATAGCAAAATTGCAACACATCCAGTCCTTGCCATCTTTGCCATCTATAACCCCTTTGAGACCTTTGGCATTTCTCATGAAAATTCCAACTAGTCAAAGCAGTGCAGATGGAAGTGCCAAGCGTCCTCGATTTGGTTAACACTTATCTAAACTTTTGTACCTTAATCCATAGCCTAAGCTATAGCTTTCGGTAGGGTACCTAGAAATAGATGATATTTATTATTTTTTTCATGTTTATGTCTGTTTTTCATATTTTTTGTGTTTTTCATGTTGTTATTTACTTATTTAATTAGTAAATGCTAAACCAGCCATACCACTAAGCACTCGTAAAACATTATAATTGGTTGCATAAATGCGGCACGTAGCTGTATCATTACCTGATGGAGTCAATACTGATGTATATGTTGCTGGTGTTATATTCATATTCAATTGCGCGATATCCACACGAGAAAAATTACATGTTCCGCTAGGCTGGTGTTCCTCTGGAGTTAATGCAAAAGAATAAACATTAATTCCTACTGCAGGGCAATTAGTATGGCATTCCTGTGGTACCACTGTATTGAAATATCGTCCTTCTCGTGCAGTTAAACGGTCGTGTCCGTTTAACATTATTTTGGCAAGAGAAACGGGGTTTTCACCGGAATCAAAAACGGGTAATTTAGCAGTCCATGCACGTGATGCGGCTGCTGATGGTGAAGTTCCGAATAAATCGTTAAAATTTAATGTATACACGCTAGAACCATTTACACCATATTGACCGGCAGTAGCAATACTGCCATTAGCAGTGCCAGTCATTGGTAAACTGGCGTACCAATTGCCTACATTGAATGCGGCAGTACCGATACCACCACCTAGAGGATCTTGTGGTGTTCCTGAGAAATAAGTATAGTCAACGGAATCTGTATAATTAAACCATTGTTGTCCTCCTACGTTAGATGTAAGGGTTGGGTCGGTGAGACTACCTTTTTGAATAGTCCATATTACTTCTTTTACTGGATGATTAAATGCCATTTTAAGAATTTCTGTAGTGCTTTGAACTGGAATATCACCTGTATATTGCAGTTGTTCTATAAGATATTCGTGTGCAGCTTGTGCAAATCGGCGGCGTTCATCTGTATCTAAGTATATATAATCAACCCATAGACTAACATCCAATAAGTCCCCAGGAACACGAGAAGCACCGCTAGCCCAATAGCAATCTTGAACGTTTGCTAGAGTTAAATTAATCTGCACGTCATGATATTGCAAAGCGATTAAAGGCAAAGCAAGCCCAGGATTGCGATTAAACCAGAATCGCAATGGTACGTATAACGTGATGCTTGGAACAGTATCAATTGTAGATTGAACTAGTTTTGGAACATTGCCTACCATGGTTGCATATCCAGCTTGGTGTCCGAATGTCTGTGTTAGTTCGTTCCAAATATGCAACCAATGTCCGTAGTGTCGGTCAATTCGCTGACCGCCGATGACTATTTCTGCTTGTTGAACTATGATATGTCCTAGCCAATTGAGCCAACGGAATTGCACGTTACCAACAGCTGTCACCGAAGGCAAAGTGATAGTGATATAAGTGCGGTATAATAGGTCACCATTACGGGATATGGTAGCACTAACAGTATGACCCCAATTGGCAATACCATTAAAAACTTGTTGAATAGGTTCAATAGAAAAATTAGTATGACGACGATAAACTACTTTGAAAAAGGTGATTTGTGGATTACCAGTGAGATATACATCTTGGCTACCGTACGCTACTAATTGCATTAGACCTCCTCCCATTTTTATCTATTCTGTTTATATGCAATACTATTTTTACTACATATTTTTATTAGATTCGAATGGACTAATTATCCTTTTACCGGTTTAACTATCCATGTTAAAACATGAATGTTTTAACTTTCAGTTATAAACCTATCAAATTAGCAAACCTACGGTTTTCTAAAACTTTCCCTAAGTTATAGATAATTAAAGGATAGACCAAAACCTAAGCTTATATTCATGTTAAAACATGAATAAACAATTAAAGGATAACATACTAGCGTTCCTTCTATATTCAATTAAAAAATTGAAAAGTTAAAAATAAATTATTGATATGCTAGAATTGAATTATGGACCAATCACAAAATAACGAAGATGAATTCTACGATATTGAAGACCATCAACAACAACCACCACTAGAGCCACTAGTACAACAACCACCACTATCACAAAAAAAATCAATTAAGAAAAAACAAGCTGTAAAATCAGAACCTAGCATACCAAAAAAATTTACTATTAATGATGATGAATATATCGACTATAAAAGGCAATTATTTGGAAAAATAGAACCAGATCGCACAGATAAATATTGTAAGTTTTATCTATGTAATGATATTCAACAAATTAAGTATTTTACAAAAAATATTAAGGAATATGCATTAAACACTAATATAAGTAAAGAGCATATTACTAGCATTGTAAAAAAAATTTATAAGACAAAAGAATTATATTTTGTAAATCCTATTGCTATTATAGAATATGTAAATGAAAGTACGGATACACCAAAAGACTTGATTGAGATTGTAGACGGACATCATAGATTGCAATGTCTGAAAAAAATAATTAATGATTCACAATATGATGATATTAGTTTTACATTCTGGGTGCAGATTTATAAATGTGAAAATCAAAAGGATGCTGATGAATTATTTAGGAAATATAATACTTCTAAGCCATTTCCAATAAATTTGGATTTAACTGATTTAATTACATTGATAATTGATAAATTAAATAATCAATTTAGTAGAAATAAATTCGAGTTTATAAAAAATACTATTCAACGAGCAAATCGACCTAGTATTTGCAAAAAAGAATTTGCAGAAAAAATAAAAGATAGACTAGAAGACCAACTACGAACTACAGGAAACTATGATTACAATGATATAAGTATTGACAATGTTATTACAAAATTTATAAATTACAATGATTCATTACTTAGTGAAACATTACAATGGTTTAATCAAAAATGTAAAGGTGATTCTGGAAAAATTACAGAAAATATTTATAAGAAAGCTAAGGAAAATAAGTGTGTTCTAGGTTTATTACCATTAGAGGAATTAATTAATGTATGCGTATGTTTATAGACTCAAATAAAAAATTGAATTTATTTTTTCATTCAACGTATCAATAAATTCAGTATTCAAAAACCATACAAACAAAGTATAAACCACATCCAACCCTGTGCAAAAAGAATGGCAGCATCAACAGCAAATCGTAATTTTGCACAACAAATCTCGCTAGATGAATACAATAAGCAGAAAAAAGACTATACTGAAAAGGCACTTCTGGAATTAAAATCACAAATGGCTACATTTAAACCTATTCATGATACCACCATGCAATGTGATTCAGAAGAAGACGAATCTGATGATTCTAGAGAGACTGCAGGAGTTAATGTAATTATTAATACCTATAAGGATTCTGCAAAATTGGAAGAAAAGAATACTAATAAGGGTCTAAGACGACGCCATAAACCTGCAACATCAAACGATGAGGGTGCAAGTGCAAATGCAAATGGTTTATCGAATACTATTTATTTGCAGAGGGAATTAGAACTGCAAGAAATACAAAAGCTAAAAAACCAGATTAAGAAAATTAAGAGTATTCTAGAAGAAGAAGAGCGTAAGAATCATTTCTTGAAATTGGAACTATGCAACGCTCAGGTAGATAATTCTGAGTTGAAGAAAACGTTGGTTCTGCGTGATAATAAGATAAAGAATCTAGAGAACGCGCAAAATGATGTTTGGTGGCAAATAGTCAAAATGAAATTATATATTGGTATCCTAACCGTTTTATATGTTTATATGATTCTATTCTAGTTAAGGAACCTAGGTTCCTTAAAAACTTACTCTTTTTATTTTTAATAAAATTAAGGAACCTAGGTGTTAAACTAGTAGTAATAAAATATAATAAAAATATAAAGTATCATCAATTCTAGAAAACAAGAAATTTTTTTTTTTATTGATTTAATTGATAAAAGATGAACCTAGAAGTGGATACATGGGATGTTATTACATCATATTTTAAAGACCCTGCAATTCCTAATTATCTTGTACGGCATCATATTGATTCATACAATGATTTCATACATAATAAGATTCCTCAAATTATGAAGAATTTTGAAAAGATTCCACCTTATGTATTAATAGATAAAGAAGACCGTAATATTACCTATGAAATCCAAGTATACTATGGTGGAAAAAATCACGACCGTTATAAAATTACACGTCCAACTGTAGTAAATTATCCATCTGGAGAAGTACGACAATTATATCCAAATGAGGCACGTTTAAAGGATATTACATATGGCTTTGATTTCTTTTTTGATGTGGATATTGAATATACTATGCGACGTGGAGAACAGAAAATCCTGGACCGAGTTCCATCTCCTTATCCTGAAGCGTTGCGTAATATATATCTAGGTAAGATTCCTATTATGTTGCGTTCTGATATGTGTTCCCTGAGTGCTGCCGAAGGCAATGGTGAATTGCTAACACAAATGGGTGAAGACAAATATGATTTAGGAGGATATTTTATCCTAGATGGTGCGGAAAAAGTAATTGTTTCACAGGAACGTAAGGCTGAAAATATAGTATTCCTACAAACAATAAATCCCTCTAGCGGTAATGAGAAATATACTCACACAGCAGAAGTAAAGTGTGTTAGTGATGAAGCATTTGCCAATGCAAGGACTGTCCGCCTGCAACTTGAAACTAAAGAAACAATTACTGTTCGCCTAGGTCAGGACAGACCATTATTGAATGAAAACGACCATCGTGATGTGCCATTATTCATTATGTTCCGTGCTCTAGGGGTGGAATCCGACCGAGAAATTATGCAATATATAATTGGCGACCTGGAAGGTGAATTGGCAGAGAAGATGATGGATCTTTTGCGACCTAGTATTCTTGATCCGTTTATTACACTAGAAGAAATTTATGACCGTGAACGGGCGGAGGAATATTTAATTCCGCTATCTGCTCGGGCTCAACAATCAGACCGCAAGGATACAGCATCTAATTTTAGTGAAGTTATTAAGAATAAGAAAGTGCGGTTATGCTATCTCTATGATACCTTTAAAGAGTCTCTCTTCCCACATATAAGCAGCACTACTGGTGATATCTATAAGGCTAAAGCATATTATCTAGGATATGTGGCTCGTAAATTGCTTCTCCTTCGACTTGGATTAGTACATGATACTGACCGTGATAATTTCTGTAATAAGCGTATTGATTTATCTGGTTTCCTGCTTAGCACGTTATTTCGTGATGCGTTTCAGGAAGTAATTCGTAATGCTCGAGTCGAAACTAACAGAAAATACACATTCGCAGCAAAAGAGTATAGTGGTTCGGAGCGAATTACTAGTATTATTAATGATAGTAATATACGTGAGATATTCAGTAATGAAGTATTTAAAAAACATTTTAATGGTGCCCTCAAGATAGGAACGATTGGGCAAAAGAAGGGTATAGTCCAAGCATTAGACCGTGTTACACGAAATTTGACAATTGCACATTTACGCCGTATTATTGATAACGTTGCAGGTGGGCGGGTAACAATTCCCCGCCGCCGACTCCATGCTAGTCAATATGGATGTGTATGTCCGGTGGAAACACCAGAAGGACCAAAGGTTGGTCTAAATAAGGGTCTTGCGTTGATATCTCATATTACATTCGGTACTCCAACTAAATATGTAATCCATTTTTTAATAGGAGAAGGTCTAGAAGTTTTAGATGATCTTACTCCTATTGAAGCTCAACGCATTTGCAAAGTATTCGTAAACGGTAATTGGATTGGATGTCATCGTAATCCCGAACAACTACAGCATATTTTCATTCTATATCGTCGGAATGGTCTTATCAATATATTCATTTCTTTCTCATGGGATCGTAGTACTAATGAAATTCATATTTTCACAGATGGTGGACGATTTGTTCGCCCCCTATATGTAATAGAGAATAATAATTTACTTTTACAACCACGCCATATTCGTGCAATAAAATCAAATGAGCTCGCATTTACAGATTTAGTATCTGGATTTCGCAAGAGGAAAGAAGAATATGATTATTATTCACAGGATATTAAACCCCTTTCCCTACTTGGGCTAGATAAATCGGATGCCCTTTGCATTGCAAAGTTGGCAGAAACGCAATCAGTTATAGAATATATTGATTGTCAAGAATTTGATACTTGTATGCTGACAATAGGTTTTAATATCGATCATACAAGTTTACAGAGGTTTACACATATGGAACTGCATCCAAGTATGTTTCTATCATTCAATGCGCATTTATTGCCGTTTGGTGATCATAATGCGAGTGGTCGAACAATTTTTGCTAGTAAGCATGTTAAGCAGGGTATATCTCCTTATGCACTTAATTTCAATTCCCGTATTGATACTAGCGGACATATATTGAATTACCCTCAGAGACCTCTAGTACAATCCCGATTGCAGAAGTATATTACACAAGATATATTCGGTCAAGGAATGAATATATATGTAGCCATTGCTAGTTATAATTACAATCAAGAAGATGCCATAGTAGGTAATCAATCTTCGGTAGATATGGGATTGTTTCATACCACATATTACAAGAGTTATAAGGATATGGAAATAACCGAATCCAAAACTGGGGAAGAAACCCGATTTTTTAATCCATTGTATACCCATGAAATGCCACAGTATCCACAACTGTTGAATAAGAAAACACGTCAAAATTATGATAAGTTAGATAAATGGGGTTTCCCACGTAAGGGTGAATATTTAGAACCGGATGATGTGGTTATTTGTAAGTATATTAAAACAAAGGATGAAACTGGTGCAGATGTTGAACGTGAGCTTTCTACTAATACTAAGACTGGCAACGAAGGTAGTTTTATTGATAGGGTTTATACTTGGCAGACAAATCCCATTGGGGATAGGGCAGTCAAAGTCCGTACTTGCCAGAATCGTCCACCTATAATGGGTGATAAATTCGCATCTCGTTGCGCCCAAAAGGGTACTTTTGGAATAACTCTTAAGAAGGAAGACTTGCCCTACACAGAAGATGGTATTATTCCTGATTTTGTGCTTGACCCAGGTAGTTATCCCAAGCGTATGACTGTATCGCAATTCATTGAAATATTGTTTGGTAATATGGCTAGTGAATTAGGGTTCATTGGTTCATTTAATGCATTTGAGGTGGTAGATGTAGAACAAATTAATCATATTATGGAAGATATGTTAGGATTTACTTCTTATGGTGACCGAATACTTTATAATGGTTATACTGGGGAACAGATGGATGTTAAGATTTTTTCTGGATGTATCTATTATCAACGACTCAAGTACATGGTGGATGATAAAATAAATACACGATATTCTGGTGTTCGCGATAATGGTGTACCTGTTCCGGGTGGTTTATATACAGTGAAGGAGCGGCAAAGTGTTTCAGGTCGTGCGAATGGTGGTGGTCTTAAGTTCGGTGAAATGGAGCGCGATGCATTGATTGCACATGGCATATGGGGATTTATTAAGGAGAGTTATATAGAGCGTTGTGATAAATTCATAATACAAGTAAGTGTAAAATCTGGTGATATATCTATTGCTAATCCGGAAATAGGTCTATTTTATGATAATGTAGCGGATGGTGTAGTATCATATCATTTGGTTGAAGGTGTTGGAAACAAAGGTCTCACACCTGACCGTATTCTAGGATTGAATCTCTATAATCAGAAATCGCTGGATTTTATTACATTGGTTGTGCCCTATACATTTAAGTTGCTGATTCAAGAAATGGAGGGTATGATGATTACTGTGCGATTTGATGTATCTAGATTACGGCGAATTTTACCAGATAATATTACTTCAGGTGAAATAGCTGAACTCACTCCTGAAATGCTAGATGACTTGATGGAAGATGATGATGCGGAAATGGATGCAGATGATGTGGATAACTACGAATTTGATTTGGGTGAAGATGATGCTAGCCAACAAGGTGGTGCTGATGAGGTAAATGAGGATGGGAATATTGAAAAAGAATCAGATGCAGAATCTATCGCTGAAACAGAGGGTTCGGACAAAAATGAATCTGATACTGAACCAGAATCTGATACAGAACATGAAGTTCTAGCTACACCTACATTACCATCACCATCTACTATGCCAACAAATTCTCAAGCACAACAAGCATTACCACCGCAAATGGCACATCCTCCTCTTGCAACAGTGACATCAATGCATTCTAACCAGTCAATACCAAATCAACCAGTGCCGTCGGTGCCTAATATGCCCGTACCACCAATGGCGGTATCAATGGATGGTGGAGGTGATGATAGCCAGATTGATTTATCGAAATATGGCGGTGTTAAGCCCGATTTTGATGTTATTGAAAGGGATGATGAAAAGGCAATTGAAAATTTGAACGCTCAATTGCTAGGTGTGCAGACAGGCGGGCAAAATGAATCTCTAGAAACAGCAAAACAACAAGGAATAGAATCCATATTACCACCAAATCAACAATCTAGCATATCACCATCTCAACCTGTTCCACAATCACAAACTGACATAAGACCTAGTGGTTTAAATTTCTCTTTTAATCAACAAGTAGCACCAACAGCAGATAACTCTTTTAGCAATCAGCAACAAGTGCCAATGCAACAAGTGCCAATGCAACAAGTACCAATGCAACAGTCAGCAGGTGGGGAACCTCAAAAGCAAGTTAGTTTTAACAATGATATTAAAGTGGTAGAGCTAGATACTAAGATAAGTGAGGGGTTTCTTTATTCAGGAAGTAAAAATTTAGATCCATTCGGTCAGTAGTGATATAAGTGTACCGGCTTAAATTTAATTTATTACACCAATAAAATAAAATAATAAAAATTGAAAAATTATCAAAATAAATAATGCTTCTAGCATTCTATTAAATGTAATCCAGTTTGAAACAATTCGTGTTCCCACATTTGTTCGTCATCAATTTCCTCAAAATCTTTTTCAATATAGAAATCATAAATTTTTTTAATTGCTAGAATATAGTTTTTATTAATATTAAGACTAGATAGATTTGCTTTAGTAATATCGAAATATTTCCATCTTTTAGAATTAGTGTTAGTATCATTATTTTCATCTGTCTCTAAAATAAATTCAATCATTTGGACTGTATTCAATCGTGAAGACATTGTATAAATTCGACGTATCCCTTAAACGACTATAGGTGTTTTAACACCTATGGAGTTAGGGATGCAATACAGCCCGAAAACGCAGTTTTTGGGCGCTATCCGCATAACCAAGACCTAAGGATTTTTTAAATCCT